TATTATGCCTGAGCCTGAGGGTTTTATTTGTTTTTTACAAATGTTGCATTTTATCATTTTGCCCTTTTCTGTAAAGAGGTTTAAATACCTCTATATTTTAAACTTTTGAGCCAAGAGAGCTATTTTCTCGGCTTTATCTTTCCCATTTATTATTCTTCTAGCACCTACAAAATCACTTCCAAAATCTCCGAAATAATCCCCCAACTTTTTACCTGTAAAGCTCCCCTCAATCATCCCATGTATTAGGATAAATAAAGCATTATCAAACCCCAATGCCAAATCAGGTTCTTTTACCATGTCCACATTTAGGAGCTTAGAAAATTTAGAATAATTCTCTAAATGAGTTAATTGAACAAATCCTCTTCCGTAATAAGGATAGTATTTTAGGTAAAGTTTTCTCCAGCTTTCGGATAGCCAATAAGCCTCTTTTACAGGCATAAAGGTATCGTTTGTTTCGTGTTGCACAGTTGCTAGGATGTATTGGAGTGCTTCAGGTTTGTTTACTCCCATCTCTTTTGCTTTTAGTGCTATTCTTCCTATGTTCTCTTCTCTGCTCATTTCGCAAATTCCTTATTAAATCTATCATTCTGCTCTTTATAGAGTTTTAAAACATCACTTAGGTTTTTAGCCCTAAACTTCAATTTTTGTGAAAAAATCACAAATTTAACCCACTCGTCGCTTTTTATCTCGATATTATCTCCGACTTTTTTAATCTTAATATCTTGGGATGGTAAGGTATCGTTATAGTCAAAATTTTTAAGCTTTGGAACTTTGGTCATAATTATTTTAGTATCAGGAGTGCATTTTTTAGAACTTGTACAGCCTGTGACACTAAAAATGAACAATGTAGCTATCATCAGAACCATTAAACTCTTGCGAAATAGTCTTTGTATCTTTTCTCTCATCTTTTATCTCCTTATCTTCAAAATATGCTTCAAAATCATCGGCTTTAACCCCTTGTTCGCAGTAGATTAACTTGTCTTTTGTATCGTTCAGCTCTCTTTGTGTAGTCGCCAAATCGCTCTTTAAAGCTTCTATTGGGCTATCTATAAAGTACCACTTGGAGCCAAAAAATATACCTGTAACTAGTGTAAAAGCAAGAAACCAACTTATCATTTTTGTGACTAAAATATTCATTTTTTTACTCCTCTATTTTTATATTTATGTCTTTTTGCGTTACAAAAAGATTGTTGATTACTTTTATCCTAACAGTCACTACATCCCTTAAGTCTTGTGTTTTAGAAGATGGTATGTAAAAAGTATTGCCATCCAGCTCTACTTCTTCTATTGGGCTTATAGTGGATTTTTCGAATGGGTTTAAGAGTGTATAAAAAACTTTACACTCTTTTAAATCTATAACTTCTCCGATTTTGTTAGTGTAATTTACCTGTACAGATAGTGTGTCCCCTTTTATTATCGCTTTTTCAAATATCATTCTTTTTTTATCTCCGTTTTTATGGCGTTTGCTTCTACTTTTGCTGTTAGAAATGGGTTTATGATTTCTAAGCTAAGTACATTTTCTTTTTGTAGCTCTATTTGCATATTTACGGCTATTGTTTTAACTATTGTAGTGGCTACCATCTCCATAAACTCTTTATGTGTTGGCAATCTTGTAAGTAGTAGCTCATAATCGATGTTAACAGCGTGTCCCATCAAGCGACTTATTAGGAACTCCAAAACCTCTTTTTTAGGTTGTTTTAGGAGATATTCTATGTCCTCTTGTTTGCATTTGGCTTTGTCTATTAAAAATTCTATAAGCTCTTTTTTGGAAAGCTTAAGTAAATCTTCAGTTTTTAAAGATAACAGCATAGCCAATCCTTATTGGTGTTAATTCGCAATTAAGCGGTATTTTTTCAAAACTAGTAAAAGAAAAAAGTTTGATTTTAAATTGAGAATACGAGACTTTTTCAATTTCATCATTTATATCAATCTCAGGATAATTTAAAAAAATCTCATAATCTTTTTCGTTTGGATTATCAATGTTTATTAAAATCTCTCCATTTGTGCTATCTACTGTAACGCTATTTATAGCACCACTTAGAACACCATTTGGTATAGCAATATTGCCACCACCGCCACTACCGTNTAAAAGTCTTCTTATNGCTTCCATATCCAGCACNAATGCCCAATAATTNGGTAATTGGTATTTGTCCACATATGCTTGGCTATACACTTCGTAGATATTTCCTGTACTCTTATCTGTAAGGTTTGCTTTTGTGTCTATTGGTGCGAACTTAGCATACGCTTCGTCCGCCATGATTTTAACTAGCTCTATCACTTGTGCGATGGTCTTCGTGCTTGTCTCTTTGCGATTTTTTATAAGGATAACCGAGTTAACGGTCTCCATATATTCGGTAAAGTCAAAGTTTAAAGCCATCTTAAAAGTTCCTAAAGTTCGCTATCGTTTCCGCCACCACTAGAGCTATAAGTGTAAGAGATAATTGTTGCTACTCCGACATTTCCACTTGCATCTGTTGCATTTACAACCACATTTCCACTTGCGGTAATAGCATTTGTAGAGGTAAGGCTATAAGCACCATCCACCCCAACAACAACAGTTTTTTCGCTATTGTCTGGGAATACCACTTTTACAGTAGCTCCAGCTTCTGCGATACCATTAATTGTCAACTTCTCATCTGCTTCTTTTGTTAGAGTTGCAGTAGGAGCATCAGGAGCGACTACATCCACAGTTCCAGCACCAGCACCGATAGTTGTTTGGTCTCCATCAGGTTCGGTTAGCGTTTTTGACATCGCAACAGGGATTCTCGAAACAGTAAGTGCGATTTTTACATTGTTTGCACTTGCGTCAAATCTTGTGATTTCATCTGCGTTAAACTCCCACTCTTTTGCATCTGTTAGGTGTACTCTTGCAAGGTTTTTAGAAACTTTCTCCGCATACGCACCACCCATACCAGCATTGTAACCGTAAGGCGTAACTTGTAGGTTGTAATCGTTTACGCTGTCAAATCCGAAACTATCCAAAGAAACATCTAAAATACCATTAGAGGTGTTTACCACTTTTTCAAAAGTCTTTGTCTCTTCTCTTCTGTTCATCTCCGTATAGAGTTGATTTAGAGCCGAAATAACATTTAAACCCTCGCCATTTTCTGTTAAGAATCTATTAATCTCAATAATTTTTCCATTAATCAATTCCAAATCTTGATTAGCATCGCCACTAAATTGGTCAATTAATGCTTTTAAATCATTAATTTTGTTTCCAGCCAACTCATTAAGCTCATTATGCTCTGTTGTCATAATTCCGATGTTCGCAATAATTGCTTCAATAAGAATTTTTTTAGTCATTGTAAGGCTCATGTCTTGNAATGNTACAACTTGNNCAGCTTTTTCAAAATATGCCATTNTGTTNTCCTTTGTTTNTATATTGGTTTTTTTATNTGGTGGACTCCTCCACCAATTGATTATTTANNGCTATTTTTTTCTAAAAANTCTCTTATCCTAGATGCTATAAAGCACAATGCGTCGTATTCAGGCAACTCTTTNCCCTCTCTTATAGAATANACATTGCCTATAATGGAGTAGATTTCACTTAAGATTATAAGGTTTATAGCTACTGTTAAAAATTGATGAAANTCCATCCCAATCGCCTTAGCACCGATAGANAGAACNAGNGGGATAGCCACTATTGAGAGTTTTGAGACTATTCCGTATTTCATTTTGTTGCTGGTTATTGATTGCCCTAATGTTTTTGCTTTAAGTAGCCCTGTAACATAATCTATAATAAGGAGAATAGATAGATAATAAGTTGCTTCTATATCCATTCCTATTGTGTACATAAAATTTGCTATCCCCAATAGGAATATATTAAAAGCTATTTTAAAACTTACTTCTTCCATTCTTTACCACCTTTTTACCGCTATTTTATAGGAAATTGAAATTTTTTTGAACATTGAGTATCTAACAAAGTGATAAAATCTAACACCACCAACAAGTATAAAGATATCTCTTTTCTTAACTTTATTTAGTTTCAAAATCTCTTCAAAATAGATATCAGCTTTTAAATATTCATCTTTGTCGCAAAGATAATCATGAATAACCACCGCTTCCATAAAATCGGACTTATTGGGTGGGTAAAAACTCCAAAAGATACGAGGAATATCCGCTCCATTGGTGATATAGCCTTTAGGAACTACAACTTCTTTATAGATAAAATCTTCTATAAGCTTCCATCTGTTTTTTTGCATAGGGGTAAGTATCAAATCCATTCTAAAAATCCATTATTAAAATCATCTCCAAAACTCATAATTACAGCGTCCGCCATGTTTGGAGATGCTACCCCTCTAGCTCTCATTTCTCTTTTACTCTCTATCTTTATCTTTCCATTGTCCTTGAAAAAATAGAGTGGAGTGCAAAGCTCTTTTATAAGTTGTGGGTCATTTGGTATGGATATAAGCTCCGAATGTGGGTAATCAATGCCCTTATCGAGATAGTCGAAAGTTTTTTCAAATCTCCGACGCAATTTCCACCACATCTCCGCCCTAAGGTTTAAAAACTTCTCTTTGCAACTCTTCTCTTCAAATTCAAACATCGTATCGCTAGGACTTGAAGAAGCGGAGATACCTATATGCTCAAAAGTTTGAGATTGTTGGTTCAAAGTTCCTTTTGCTCCATCTCCGACACCTATATCATCATAATATATGGCTTCAATGTCGTTTTGGTTGGCT